CCTTGAGGTCTTGAGCGAGTTCTAGGGTGTATTCTGCTTTGAGAGCACGAGTCTTCGCAGTTACCGAAGTCTTCTCGATGCTGAAGCTCATTTCGCGGAAAAGCTTGTTTGCTTCGCCTAGAGTTTCAGAAGTCTCACGGCTCATGCCACGAGCAACTTCGTAGGTGCCAGGAGTGCCTTCGTTAAGAACAGCAGGGTTGTTGCCCTCAGCGTCTCCACCTGAACCAGATGCGTTACGAACGCTGTAAGCGCCCTGAGTAGCATCGTAGTTGGTTGAGAATGCTTCGTCTGGCTCGTAGTATAGAGCTTCTGCACCGTCTTGTGCTTCGTAACGAGCACGCATTGCGAAGATAAGACCAGTAGGACCGCTCATTGGTTGAACGCCAGCGATGTCATAAGCGACAAGGTTGGGCATTGAACGGCGAATTAGGCTGATTAGGATAGGATCGAAACCAGCGAGACCAGCAGTGTTGGTAGATGATAGAGCTGAACCAGCAGGTGAAATGGAAGTAGCGCCAAGCGAGTTGACAGCAACTTCGTTGAGCATTCCATACTCTTCACGAACTGCACGCTCTTGGTTTTCTAGCAGGGTGGCGACAACCTGTTTACGATATGCATCCTTGATTTCAGGGAGGCCACCGTGATTAAGAACAGGTGCCCACTTTTCCTGCAAAAGTCTTGAATCTGACATTTTGCTTTACTCCTTTGAGTTTAGTGGATTGTTTTTACGTTATGATCAGTTGCTCCAGCGTGATAGCGCCTGTAGATATGCCGCCATTACTGGGGAATGTTCTGCAGATGCATCGCCAGAGACTTCAGGTGTTACTTGCTCAGTTACAACATGCTTAGGGAAGTAACTAGAGATGAGGGTTGAAACTTTGCCTTTGAAGTCTTCTTCAGAGACAAACTCTACGCCTTCAGCGAGAGAAGCAAGTTTTTCTCTTTGGGTATCAACTAGACCCTCGCTCATTTGATTGAGGATTACAGTTTTTTGATATCCAGCGAGTTTATTATTAAGTTCAATATTACGCTCAACCTGTTCGTTAAGGCGTGTTTCCATTTCACAAAGCTCCTCGGTCATTTCTTCCACGACTTGAATCTTCTCGTCGGGAATGCTGAGGTAGTTATCTTCAAAAACTTTTTTGAGACCACCCATGAACTCTTCTGCAATCTCAAGCTTGAGACCTGCATCGAGTGCAACTTGGTTCTCTTCTACCCAAGTGGTGATTGCATACTGGAGAGTTTCATCAACTTTCTCTGAGAGGGTAGCAATTTCCTCTTGTAGTTTGGCGGAGAACTGCTCTTCTAGGGTTGAAGCAATAGCAGTTACTTGCTCTTCGATGCGCGACTTAACAGCAGCTTCAAAGATTGTAGTTGCCTTTGCTTTGAACTCTTCTGAGAACTCTTCGCCTTCGGTTAGGGCAGCAACATCTTCCGCAGCGGAATATTTGATTGCTTCCATACCAAATACTTTTGTATTGTTGGGGCCGTTTTCGACACCATAACCAGATGACTTAACCGAGAAACCTGAATCTTGGTGCTTACCACGGGTTTGCTCATCGCTAACTTTGCTGTTATGCTTAGCAGCTTTTGCTCCAGGATTATCCTTTCCTTCTGGTTCTTCGAAAGTTGAACCACCATTATCTTCCTCTGATTGACCAGGAGCAAGGGAAGTGGATAGTTCAAAACCTGAGTCTTTGTGACCGCCGCGTGTTTGTGCGTCGCTTACTTGACCAGTAACGGGATGCATGTATTGACCGATACCAGATGATTGACCAGGAACGATAGCGGGGGAGAGCGCACTAGTGCCAACTTCTGATTCAGTTACAAGCTCCTCAAACTTTTCGTTTAAGTTATCTGACATTTGAGATTCCTCGTAATTCTAATATGTGTTTATTCTATGATTATTTATGAAATTACAAACTTTGTAAGAAGTGACTGAACGCTTTCAGTGACCTCTCCTCAAGATTTTTTCTGGTAGATTCAGAAATATACTTATGATATTTAGCAATATTAACTTCCTTAATAATGCCATTTTCCCATACCCACTCTTTACCTTCCATAATTCCGTTCACAAATGCGTCAGGTGCGGAGGGATCTGCTACGATGTCGGCAGCAGTTGCAAGCATGAAATCATCACGAACATAATTGGCACCGTTCTTCTCTTCGATAGAACCCATGCCCCTTGAAGAAACGCCAAGCTTTACTCCTGATTCCAAAAGTGACTTAGCAATGTTTCCCATGGGAGTATTTAGGATCTGTGCTTTACCAATAAAATTAGAACCTTCTGCTTTTAGAGAAACAATTTTATGTGACACGCGATCCAAGTTAACAGTAGGACCATCAGGATGACCTAGTTCACCGAGAGCACGACCAACATTTACATACTGTTCAGTGTATCTACCAACTTCGCGTTCTAGAACGCCAAAGGGATATACACGACCGTTGCGGTTTTTAATATCTCCTTGAAGGAATACACCTTCAATGTAAAGATTTTTTTTACCGTTGGTTTCTTCTTCGAGGATTTGAATATCCTCAATTGCTTCGGTGATTAGTTTCATTGTTGTGGTTCCTCTGCTGGTGTTTCTTCTACCTCCTCTTCAGGAGCTTCAGGTTGATCGAAAAATGTTTGAGCAACTGTTTGCTTATAATCTTTCATTGCTTCTGCTGCTTTTCCGTAGAGGATGTCAGCAATTTTGTCAAGTGCTTGAACACGATTACCATCACGAATGGCATTTACAACTTCAATAGTATCCATTTAATTTACCTATAATAAATTATTTATTTTTCTGATGTTTTGGGTTTAGATGGAGCAACAGGAGCTGGAGGTGGCGGAGGCAATGCTCCCACTTCCAAAGTTGCTGCATTCATTAAATTAGTATGAATGGGATCGGGAATCTTACCTTCCGCAATCTCATCTTCCATTTGCTTGGAGATTTCATCATACTCAGCATCAGTTTGCATAAGAACTTGCTTTCTTACATACTCGATTGAGTAATACTTTCCGAGGAAAGGATCGAGAGCAGTTGCAACCTGAAGGCGATTGCCCATGAGTTCTGCTTGCTTGAGTTCTTCAAAATGATTATCAAACTGGAAATCATATTGAATATGCTCTTGCATTTCATCCCAATCTTCAGGAGCGATAACTCCTTTTAGAATGAGTTGAGTCTTAAGCATGTCGTGGAACAGTGCGCTAAACTTCTTACGAAGTCTTGCAATCCACTTTGCAAACTTAAGTTCATCGCGTAGAATCTCAGATGAACGACCAAGTGAAAATCCTTGGTTGGCATCATCTAAACGCGATGGTGGAAGGTTGAGTGAGTTGTAAAGTTTCTTTTTAAAATACTCAACATCCTTGAGTTCACCGAGGTTTTGACCACCAGGAAGCGTGGTGATTTCAGTTCCTCTACCACCTTCACGACGAGGGAGCCAGAAATCCTCAAGCATACTCATATGCTTTTTGTCATCGCGGATTTCACCAGTTTGTGCATCATACACAAGTTTGTTACGATAGCGAGCCATAACTTCACGAAGGTATTGCTCTGCTTTTACCTTAGGAAGATTGCCTACATCGATGTAGAAAATACGGCGTTCTGGTGCGCGGGAAAGTCTGTAGATAACCAGCGCATCTTCAATCATGCGTAACTGGTTAAGTGATTTGATTGACTTGTGTAAGAAACTCAACACCATCTTTTTGTTGAGATCTTGTAAACCTGATGTTACATATGTGATAGCATCGTTTGCAATCTTGACGCCACTCGTTGCGTTGTTGACATCGAAGGTTGAACTGATAAATCCCTTTGGATTATACATGTAGTATTCTACATATTCACCAAGATAACTTTATGGTAATATAAACGACCATCAATATACCAAGTTCTAAAAATTTCATGCGCTCTGGTATCAAAGGATAGTAGACGCTTTAGATAATCAAACTCTTCACGAATTTTTCTTTTGATTGGTTCGCCTACTTCAAGATTTGAAAGTTCAATTTGAACTGGTGAGTCATCTAAACTAGAGTTGATTGCTTCGTTTACAATTTCATCAATCGCAGAGTCAACCTCTGGGTGCATAGACATATCGCGGTAGCGTTTGATAAGATCAAACTCATTTCTCGCTACTCCATCAATATCTACGTACGAACCAAAATAACCACCAGCTACGGTGGTTACTGCATCATCAGCATTGGGAGGAATTGGAGATTGACCTTTCAATTCCTCCGCTTTGCTTTTAATTGAGAATCCAAAAAGTTGACTCATATTTAAATTGTCTCACTTACCGATACTGTATTTATGCACCAGCAACAACGTTAGTTGTGTCAGTTCCAGTTCCACGAGTCCAATACTGAAGTTGGAATTCAACCGTAAAATCTTCAACTTGATCGTTGCTATCATAAGCAAGATCAATTTGAGAAATGTTAGTTGGGAAGCATCCCCATAGTTTGTATGAGGTTACTGCAGTTCCACCTGCGTTTGAATCTCTCTTGAGTTGTTTAACAATTAAATCAGTTGTATATCTATTGCTGCCAGTATCAGCAGGGCTGACGTGAGTAGCAGTATTTCTTTCATGATAATTAATTGCTTGCATCCACTTCTCCATTGCTTCACGGATTGCAAAACCAGTATCATTGATAAAGGTTGCAGTCCATGTATCGAATGTTCTATCTCCAGCAATCTTTACTGTTCTTCCTCTGAAAGGAACTTCAATCACACCTAAATTAGATGCTGGAAGAGCAGCAGATTTGCAAAGTAGAGTTGAAGTTGCATCTACTCCAGCAGGAAGAGTCAATCCTGATGGGAAAGCAAATTGAACCTCAAATAGATTGGGTCTAACACCATTCTGAATAGTGTTTAAGAAATTTTGAATGTTTGAGTTTGCCATTGTTTTTACCTCGTTGTTTTACCTATACAAATCATCTACCGACGACTTCAGCAAAACTTACTCCAGTGCGAGTAGCAACAAAGGTAAGAGTGATGAAGTTAATTGAACGAGTTGGCTTGAGGTAGATCTCAGCAACAAACTCATTTCTATCAATAACATCTGCCGTGTTGTTTGTGTCGTCACATACAACTAAGAAATCAATAACTCCACGCTTTGCTTGAACTTCTGTTAGATACCCAACAGCAGCATTAGTGAACGATGCTCTTAGTGCTTCGTCATTTAATTCAAATAGAACATTCTTAGCAAGTTGATTGATACGCTTTTCTACCGCGAGGAATAGACGGCGAACATTGATTCTATCAAAAGCACTTGGAGTAGCAAGAGCTGTTTTATCACCAAATAAAACTACACCTTGACCAGGGAAAGAAGCAATTGGATTGATTCTCTTGAGATAGAGTTTGTCTCTATCTGTTTTTGAAGGAGTGTATGCTAGTTTTACCGCATTTTTAATATTTCCTCTGGCATTTCCAGCGGGGGAGAACCAATCTTCAGCATTCAATGAAGTCTGAACACATAGCCCAGCAACATCTCCATTGCAAGGAATGTATCTGTAAGTATCGTTATAACGATCGTAGATATACTTATATCCGCTATCAAATACTGCATATGAAGTGCTGCTTCCTACACTATCAAAGAAAGTGATGATATCATCTCTCTTTGCTGATGCAGATGCCAATGTTAAAAATCCTTTGTGAGGAGAAACGAAAGCAATGCAGTCTTTTCTTGTAGATGCTAGATCAATAGTTTTTTGTGCCTTTGTTACTTGATCAGCTTCAACTGCTAGACTACCTCCAGCAAGAATAAAATCGAATGTAATTTCTTCTGCGTCTGCGAATAGGTCATATGCCGCTGTAATATCAGCAACTACAGTTGTGTATGAATCAACACCACCAGCGAGAGTTACATCTGATTCACCTGCAGCAGCATTTTCGGGTCCTGCATAAATGTATTGAGAACGGTTATTAATTACATCTTTGTAGTAATTAGAAGCACCTTGAGAATCTCTGGCAGTAGACAAACGTGAAACATATAAAAATGTTTCTAGAACATTATTGTTTGCATCCAACACTGCGATGTGAAGATCATCGGCACTACCTGGATCATTTGCAACCGTACTCCAGAGAACAGTTCCGTAAAGAGTAGCAGTTGCGTAATTGGTTACTCCACCATCAACTATAGCAATTTTTAAACCGTTTGCCCAAGTTCCTGCTGTTCTAGCAGCAAATTTCCAGTCATATGAAGCAAAATTTGCATCAAAATCTGCTTTGTCATTAACAAGAATTGCTGTTGCGGTTGTGTCATCAACAGCATTTTTGAGAGAGGTATCTTCAACTCTTACTACTAATAGTTGACCACCGTATGATAAGAAGGTTTGAGCTACAAACCAATCTTCGTAATTATTTGCGTTAGGGGCACCGAATGTCTCTAAGAGTTCTTTCTCTGTAGCGATATTAGTAACTACACCAACAGGACCCTTTGCAAAACTACCAACAAAGGCAGCAGTGTTTGCTAAAGTATTAACTACAGTTTGTGCTGTTAAATCACGCTCTCTTAGAACAATTCCAGGTGATACTTGACCTGCCATGTTTGTCTCCTCGATGAAATTAGTTCATTTTTTAACTACAAATATTTATGAAAAAGAGTATTTCAAATGGGGAAACAGTGCATGAACAATTTACCAATCAGGATATTCCCACATAATAGTTTGTTTCCCTTCTCTGTTACCTATAATTCTTTTTATAGTGCATTGTTTGCATTCGTAAGAATATGAAGATGGTAAGTATTTCTTTCCTTTTCGTATCACATAATAATCAGTCATCAGGTCTTTAGTCTCTCCACAGACCCTACACTTTCTTTCTCTGAATAATAAGTGATCTAAAGAAAACTCATCTTCGATATCCATTAGTAACCTATCATGTATTCTACATCGACAAAAGGATTGCCGTATCCATCTGTATACCAAACATTTCCATCTTCATCAATAAACTTCTCTTCTACATCACTAATACCATCTGAGATAAATCCAAACGGTGCCATGTCTTGTTCTATCTGATTCTTCTGTTCTTCGTAGATACGCTTGCGAACATCGTTGTCGGTCATCTCCCTAAAGTAGGGTTGAACTGCCAACCACGCAAATAATACCAGACACATTACGAGGTCATCATTGTATCCATCATCAGCTTCAAACGATTGATTCTTCTGAATGAATGTGGTAAGCTCACTGATGATTTCGTAGTCTGAGATTAGAAGTTTGTCATCCTCAATCAATGTTTTTAGGTTAGAGCACCCAACCTTCTTCGTCACCTTTGACATCTTCAGACCAAGTTGAGATTTGGTGCCAGAGAATCCTTGACCTACAATCTGACCTGCTCTACCACGCATGGCACACATCAGAATGTTTGGATACTCCAAATCGTAGTGAAGAATGTTTGTTACCTGCTCACCAATATCATTGACTTCTGCGAGGATGTATGCTTTATTGTAGTTCTTGGCAACCTGTTCTATAATGTTGGGGAACAGGATTGGTTTGATTTCGTTGTTTCGATACTTAGCAACTGTCTTCCAAGGCAGTGTGGTAATATCGAATACGACAAAAGCGGAGTAATCATTGTTGGTTCCACGGGATACATCGACTGTCATAATGTAGTCGTGATCTTTCTTTGCTTCCTCGTATACCTTCAATCCTTTACTATTATCTTGTATGGGATCCTCAAACACCATCGAGCGTAACTTAGATGCTGAGATCAGCGTATCAACCGATCCAAGGAACTCACACTCAAACTCCTGCGTGAACTGCCTCTCAGAGGTGTTCCTGATGGTCTCTTCTTTCCACTTCTCATCTCTACCAGGAACTGCGCTCCAGTGAACTTCCAGTGGCACATATCCATTCCTGCCACGCTCTGCGTCGTGCCACAGCTTGTAGAACATATTCATACCCTGTGGGGTAGAAATGATAATAACCTTTGTGGTCTTACCAGACGAGATAGTAGGATATACAGACGAGAAGAACTGTTCCGCCATGTGGTTAGGAACGAACGCAAACTCGTCAAGGAAGATGATGTTAAAAGAGTTTCCTCGAACAGCGGATGATGAGGTGGATGCTGCTATAATCTTGGAACCATTATCCAGTTCCATAGATCCTTTGTTCCATGCTATAATACCTTGCTGCATCCACTTCGGAAGATTCTCATATGCCAACTGCAAACGAGACAGAAGTTCTCTTGAAGTTTCTGCTTTGTTTGCTAGAATAGCAATCTTAATGTTGTCGTTGAAGACAGCATAATGCAACAGATAGGAAATAACCGTCGTTGATTTTCCTGTCTGTCTCGGAAGTTTGGCAATGTTGAATCGATGTGTATGGAAGTTAGTAATGAGTTTCTCTTGGAAATCATACATCTCAAAAGGAACAAGACCTTCATCAAGAGAGATGATCTTCACATAGTTCTTTGCAAAGTAAACTGGGTCATCTTTGCATTTAATAAACTCTTCGACTTGATCCTTTGTAAAACTAATAGCGGTATTAGCTTTCTTTAGATTAGGATTACCAAGATATACATTATCACTCATTTGCTCTTCTAATATCCTTTTCGATTTCTTGCATACTATTTAATCTTTTTTCCCACCCATCTCCTTTGGTGGTTCCCCTTGCTGGATTGATGCAGGTATCATCACCTGATCTATCACAAACTAATGAAGCGAGTTCCGTTTCATTACCCTTCTTATTTGTGCCTACCCAGTAGTGTTGCCCACCGATCCAGCACGCCCCACATTTAGGGCAGGTCTTTGTATCCATTGAGTCTTACCTTGATACGGTAATGATATTATATAGGGTAATGAATGTTTGTCAAGTTACAATAGTAACTTTTTATGTCAGCAATTCCACGCACGAAGAGATTTAGATAGACGATCTTCGCCAGTATTATTCTTATCTTTTTGTCTCTTACGCATACCTTTCATTCTTGCACAAAATGACGCCCTACGGGGATTTCCAACCTTTTTTGAAGGTGCCTTAAGGTCGCTTCCTGGATTTTCTCTTTCGTAAGATTTTCTTCCTTTTTCGTTGAGCCCGCCATTTTTGTTCTGACCCTCCTTACGAGTCCAAGCAGATTCTGAAACTTCAACAGATTCATTCTTACTTGTCATGTAGTCAGCAGCAGTATCAATGTAGTCGCAAGCAAGAGTTACTTTAGACTGCACCCATCCTGGTAGTTGCATTTTAGGATCACTTACAACTGTGCGAAGACGAGTCACTGCATTCTCAATAGTATCAAGTTGACTCATAATCATTCCACCTTCGTCATCGATCTCTTTACCCATGGCAACTGCTACATGGTTTTCACAGATTGCCCACATTTCTTTAACAGTTCTTTTCTTGTGTTGTGCTTTTAGTTCTTTTTCCATCTTAAGTAGGTGTGTGTAGTAATCTGGGAACTCATCTAAATGTTGTAGAGCAATACCATATGCTTCTTCATGTGTGGTGACATGCTCTCGTTCCACAGTAGAACCAATCTCTGCTTGTCTAATAATAGTGTCAACAGAGACACTATGCTTCTTGGCGATTTCTTTCTCTGTAGGAACTTTCTTTTTCATGAGAAATAAGCAATAGGAGTAGCTCTTACATCTGTTCCAGTATCAACTTTGAGTTTTTGATCTGCTTTTTTATGAATAACAATCTCTGTGCCAGGATTAGAGAAAAAAGAACCAACTACAGTAGTTCCATCATTTTCATAAAGCGTGATTGTTCTTCCAGTATTACCGCCAGCATCGTGAACAAGTAGAATATCAACAGCAGTTGAACCAACTACATTGGGTGTAGTTGTAAGGGTTACAGCACTTCCTAAGATTTTAACTCTCATTGTCTTTTCCGTTTATTTTCTATTTATTCTTGGCGGCATCTTTAATCATCTTTTGAAGATCTGCCGTTGTGCCAATAAACATTGTGTTATTGACTGTGGTTGGTGTTAACTTCTTATCTTCCTTGTTTAGATTCTTCATCTTGTGCTGAAGATCAATCAACTTGTCAGACATGTCTGCAACCTGCTTCATAGCGTTCACAGCAACCTCATATGCTCTAGGGTGCCCTGACTCCTGAGCAACCTCTAAAGCGCCTTGCACCGCCTCCTGACCCTGTGATATGAGGGTGTATAACTGCCCTCTGGTATATTCATAATCCTTGTTAGCATCAACGCTAATCTCACTATTTGCTTGAGTAATCATTTCAGTCGTTTGTTCAATGGGTGCTATGTCAAAGATCTCTTCCATGTTGTCTTCAAATGTGCTCATAGTAATGTAATCCCCTCGTTAAATCCAAAGTCATCATCTGGCATGAGTAGTGCATCATCCGCTGCATCTACATCATTATCTCCATCCTGGTCTGTGAGAGCTCTTGGAGTTACATCGTAACGAACTGCTCTTCTGTGCTCTTGATAATCACCGAGAGTTTCAAATACTGTTGCCTTGCGAATAATTTCGGAATCGGTAACAGGACCATACATATATGTCTTTAATGTAAATGAAAGTGTGTAGATGATTGCTCTTCTACGCATCATATCGTCTTCATAATCATCCTCGTAACTGATGTTATTTAAAATGATTGGAAGATCTTTTTTCTCATTCATTTCTGGAATGAGATTAATTGTTACATTAAAAGATGGTTGAAAAAATGGTAGAATCTGCTCTAGAATCTGCAGAGCATCATCTTGATTCTTGGAAAGAATACCAAGTTCAAACTCAAGATTATATGGCACTGGCATATACTGAACTTTTACAGAATCTGCATCTTGTTTTTTCAGATATTTTTGTATAGGAGAAGTTTTTCTAGATGGGTCGTAGGTGATACCAGTCATCTCAAAAGAGATACGAGGCATCGTAATGCTAACCTTACGCTCAGTGCTTGGGTCTTGATCTAAGCGAGCAAGAAACTTACTCTTAGGGCCATATGCAAGTGCCACCTTTTCCTGGCGAATGACTGCATTAGTATCGGGATCTCTTTTTTCAATTTGAATATTATTGAAAATAGTTCCAAATGCCTTTACATTCTTTTTAATGATTTCGTGGTAAAAACGATTTCCTAACATTAGAATACTCCCATATTTCCGTATTCACCAAATGGATTACCTTCAGTGAAGTCGAGAATTGCATCTGCTTTCTCTTCCATTACTTTATTTTGATCATTATCATAGTTGTCAATATCAAAATCAATCGTAGAGAATGTATCTACGATCCATGTAGCACCACTGTCTTGCCCTTCTAGAGCAACGTTTGGCTTTAATACACCATTTATATATGTCAATCTTAGTTTGCGTGTAGTAGGATTCCAGTCAGCAACTGTGGCAGTTGTTGTAACAGGAGCACCGTCAACTGTGTATGTTTGCTCTACAATCTCCCCTGGAGTAAATACACCTGTTCCACCAGTCTTCATGAAGACTGGGAAGACATGAGATTCTTGTGTGAGATCATCAATGACAGGATCTCCAGTATCGAAATAGTTGTCTGCGTTTTCGATGAGTTCGCAAGTCAAAGCAAAAATATAGTTTTTACCTAACTGATAGAAAGGAACTTCTCTTTCAACAAACTTAATCTCATAAAGATTGTTTGTCATAGGAACATAAAGAAGATCTCCTTCATTCGGTCTATTAGGAACTCTTGTATCAATCTCTGTTTCTACATAGTTGATCCATCTTCTTTTGGATACAGCATATGTGATCTCGTCAGATAATCTGAGACCGAACTTAGACATTGCTACCGCACCAGAACCACCAAAACCTTCTACATTAATGAGCATCATTTCAATCATTACTTTGTCTTCAAACTTTGAAAGAATTACATCATTCAAGGTTTTATCGATCAACATTGTTTTTGGAACATAGTAAACATCTTGCCCAAACAGTTTGATCTGTTCGTCTACAAGATCTTGCACTAATGTTTGTTCTGATGTGTTCCCACCATACTGGGGGAAGTATTGACTCTTTGCCATTATCCAATCATATCTAGTGGTGGTAGTTCATAATCAGAAATAATCTTAGATTCGATATCTTCAATCTCTCTGATTGCATCCTCATAAATCTGACGACCATTGAGTGAGACACCGCCAGGTAGTTGAACATTATTAAACTTGATAAGATTTTGCCCCCACTGACGCTTGAATAGTGCAGTGGTATATCTCTTTAACCAGAAGTCATTCCAAATCTTTGTGAGGTCTGTGGGATCCAATGCTCTATAGCACTCGATGATAAGAATCTTATCCTTAGTTAGCATCTGAGGATCATAGTCAATGTAGAGACGACCATCTCTCTTGGTAAATCTGAAGCGAATCAGAGCACCTGTATTCAGAACCATATCGAGTGTTTCGATATAACTCTTAACCATGTAGTAGTTTAGAATATCAATCGAACCAAAAGCGTATAGGTCATTAAGGAAGATTTGATATTCGATACCAAAGAGATCTCCACGAATGCTGCTAGAGGTTACACCAAATACTTTTTCTACGCCAATAATATGATCTGGTAAATCTAAGTAGTTACCTCGTTCAGTCCACACGTCACCTTCTGATGTGTTGTGTGTGATATTATTTCCTTTAAATCTATCTACTTCGGTTTGAGTTAACGTATGTTTTAGATACATTTTATCCATACCGTCAAAATGACGCTCCTGGAAAAACTGCAGAGCTTCATCAATGCGATCTTCTAGTTGTTGATCTGCTACGTTGATTTCTAAAACTGGTTTGCCTAACTCTCGGAGGCAGTATTGCTTTAACTCCTCTCTGGTTGCTGGCTTTGATGCTGACATGTAAAGCCCTATAAAAAATCCCTTCTTATGTATTTATAAGAAGGGTATTTATATTAAAAATAATTGAAGTTTATATTGCAGCGAACTTTTGTGTTGGTGCAGTTTGTTGAATTGTGTAATCTTGAAGCATCGAACAATAACATTCTATTAGCAACACTTTCTATTTTGGTTCCATCGTGAAGAATGGTGTAACCATCATTATCATTGACATAATATATTGCTGCTTTATGTTTAAATTTATAGTCGGAATGTTGAGAGTGATGAACCAAATTTTCTGTTCTAGTATAAAGATTACCCTTTATTCTCATTAAAGCTTTTGGATTTAATTTGTTTAGTAAAGGAACTACCAATTCAAAATGTTCGCTGGTTGGTTTGTGCATTCCATAGAAAAGATGGATAAAATAAAAATTATTTACAAAATTTTTATCTTCATCTTCGCTATTTACTGCATTAACAAATTGCCACGGAAACATGTTGTTCATCAAAAAATTGTATAAATTTTGATGAACAACTGGTGGCAAATAATCATCAATGATTTCATAAGTCATGAAATCATTCTGCTGCTACTTCTTCCGTTGCTGTTTCTTCTTCTGTGGGGGGATTAAGAAGGTCTAGAGTCTCTAATCCACCTTGTAGCTTGAGGCGATATTCTTTTGCTTTTGCTAGTTCTTCTTCTAGTTTCGCAATTTGACCATCAACAGTAGTAAGTTGAGTGGTGAAGTTTTCTTTAAGTTGTGTTGTATCCATAGTATCCTCAGGGTTTTGATAGAACTAAAATGTGTAATCCATTCCACCAACTTGTGGCGTCTTCTATTTGAGGCGTAATTATTTGCCTTTCAAATAGTATTCGTAGATTATTTATACCTACAAATTTTTCGGTTCCCCGAACAACTCCGTCAAAGTTTGCATCATCTACTACCAATATAAAAGTATTTTGTAAATTTGGTAATAAAGTATTCAAACAATCTATTTGCTGTTCATCGTGCTCTCCATCATAGAATATGATGTTGGGTTTTTTGGAAAAATGCGAAGCATTGAGTTGCCTAGCATCTGTGTCTATTATAACAGATTTTAAACTGCCAAACAAGATGTTGTTTCTTGCCAATTCTGCTTTTGGATTCTCACACCCCTTCCATTCAATATCATCTCTGGCAGGAGCAATGGGGGCAGCAAAATTATCCACAGCATACGACATGATATCATTTCCCATGATAGCAGCGAAATATGTGCTACCAGTATAGCAACCAATCTCTAAGTAGGTATTCTTAGAATCTGAGCAGAGGTGGTTGAGGAAATGACGAACTCTATCAGAAGATAATCCTTCGATATTGAATCCTTGTGGATTGAATTTTGTATCGCCAGTTGCTGATTTGTCAATAGCATCGAGGGTAAGTTGAACGAGTGGGTGTAGAACTCTATCTTGCTTTTTGTGATGGGCGTCAATTACTGCCTCGCAGTAGTTACAATCCCAACAATCAAACTTACAAGTTTTGATCTTCTCGCGCCAGATATCGATAGGTCTTTCCTTCAAACTCTTATTTTCGATATAAGTATTGAGTTCTGGGAATAGAAGTTCTTCATCGTTCGCCCAGCGATGAATAATATCCATACTCTCCTTCAAACGCATTACACTTTCTCTGCCATGTAGTTTGAAAACATCAATACCAAGATCAAACATCTCTTCCCAATCCTTTTTCCAAGGTGGTAAATTTGCTGACTTCAAAACTGCTGAGCTATCTTGCTGCTCCCACTTAGAACACGATACACGACTGATAATATTACCGAAGTATGGTGGTTCGTGATTTTCTCTTGTGTTATTATAATGGTAATGCTCAGGCATGATAGGGCATCCACCCCAACATCCCTCGTTAGCAAGCATGGAGAACTTGACTGGTTTTCCAATGGAAGCACAATAATCTTTT